GATCAAGTTTCGCTCCGCATCTTCTGGGTGGTCGCATCACACAGCCTTCTGGCCTGTGGGTTGTAGGTACAGCATGAATGAAGAATCGGGGGCAGAGTTCGGTACACGTAGCTTCGGCGCGGGCTGGTAATACGTACAACTATTCTAGTTAAGGGGGGGGCATACCTCACAGTGCTCACCATCCATGGTAAGGTTGAATGGACGTCGTTGGCCTGCTCGACGTTAAATAAGTATTGACCACCAGTGTTGACTGGTGCATGGGCTAGGACCCCCTGAGTAAACAGCAAATCCGCGGCCGGCGACAATGGCGACGAGTAAACGTAAAATCTCTAGGGCGGAAGCCCGACCCGCTGCGTGCCGCGGGGCTAAACACGCATTGCCGTCAGAGGTGGTCAATTGATACCTGACGTTAAACAAAGTCGGGTGAACCCGACCGGCCCCCGTTAGGGGCCATCCCAATCTCACTTTCACAATCATGGCCACAACTACATCGAACACAGACTTTAACGCTTTCGTCAACTCCACCACTCAACTTAGCATTGCTCTAACACCGATTTTGATCAGTCTGTACCTCGTCGTATCTTTTGTGAAGTATGTTCGCCGCTGGTGGGGCGCGAACCTTGTGCCGGAGTCGCACCAACGAGAAGCTAGGCGGCTTCAGTCAGAGTTTGACTCTGTTTCTGAGCTGCCCCGCGACTTGATGGACGTGATCCGGGACGGAGATGGGGAAGTGGTGAGGCGCAAACCGCGCAAGGGCAACGCCGGATGGTGGATGGCCTACGCGGTGATGGCCAGGGGTAAGTTCCATGACCCGAGCAACACCGTAGCGATGCGTCGTAGTATCCACAAGTGGATCTACGAGCAGATGGAGGCGGACAAGGTGACGAAGCTGGACATTGCCCGTGTTGTTCACAGGGCGGTCGAGTGGACTTACCACGCTGACGTTAGCGAGGTGAAGGCAGGCATGGACAGGAACTCCAGGGCCATGGTCGAGAGGGAAATCGACTATACAGCGCCATGGTGGTCGTACTGGTGGGGCGTCAGCAGACGCACCGCCGGCAACGGCTAGGGGGGCCCAGTGGCCGTACCTGGTAGGGACAGTGAGGATTCACTGGCACCCAACCCTACCGGTTTGGAAGTACGGTACATTTTGGGAGCCACCACGCGCACTCGGCACACTTATATGGTCGGTGAGGGCATGTCCCCACCCCGAGAAGTCTACGCGTTCAATTCGACCATAGTTAATTTGCTCAAGGCTGTCAAGGAGAGGGTCTTTTATGTCAAGGAGAACGGTGTTTTCGTGTCTCCCCCGCGACCTGGTAGTCGAATGGCTTACGCCATGAAACGAAAGGACGCGAGGGATGCTGGCTGCTGCAGCATCTGCCGCGAGGATTTTGTTGCGCTAGCGATAGCGTCGCAATTGCCTTGCGGACACACCTACCACCTTGACTGCATTGACGGGTGGGTCACTCACTGCCGCGAAGCGCGCAGGGACGTGACCTGCCCTATGTGCAGGGACTCTTGGTCACCGCCGTCTGACGCGGAGACCATCTACGACAACCGTTTGGGAGCCATCCAGAAGCGCATTTTGGAGTTATGCCCACGCCTGAGCCCTTTGGAACGAGAGGAGTTTCCTCTCCTGTACGAGGGTAAGAAACGAAGTGTATACCAGAATGCCGTCGAAAGCCTGTATGTCAGAGGAATTCGACGCAAGGACGGGGAGCTCAGTAATTTCACAAAAACTGAGCGCACCACCAAACAAGGGGCAGTACCAAGGAACATCTCACCACGTGATCCGAGGTACAACGTTGAGGTAGGACGGGTTATCAAACCCGCTGAGGGGATCCTCCTCAATGGCGTGACGCGGCTACTTGGTTCTAAAACTGTGATGAAGGGCATGAATGCATCGCAGGTTGGGGCTGAGTTTAGCCGTAAGTGGGAGTGTATGGGTGGGGATGGGCAGGCTGTGGCAATCGGGTTGGACGCTTCCCGATTTGATCAGCATGTCTCCAGGCAGGCGCTGGAGTGGGAGCACAAGTTCTACTTGGGCCTTCTCACGAGTCCGAAGGACCGTAAGTGGTTAGCCAATCTTTTGACTTGGCAGATCCACAACAAGGCTTTCGGACGTTGCGCCGACGGCTGGCTTCGGTATGAGATTGAGGGGACTCGCTGTTCGGGTGATATGAACACAGGTTTGGGCAACTGCCTAATTGCCTGCTGTTTGTTGATTGCCTACTGTACCGAACGTGAGGTTCCCTTCGAACTGGCCAACAATGGCGACGACTGCGTGATTATTTGTCACAAGCGTCATTTGGCCAGGTTCTCTGCGGGGCTGGATCTCTGGTTTAGGGAGATGGGGTTCAATATGGTCGTCGAGGAGCCAGTGTATGAGCTTGAGAAGGTGGTGTTCTGTCAGTCACAGCCAGTGTTTGATGGTGCGTCGTGGACTATGGTCCGTGACCCCCGTAGCTGCATTGTGAAGGACTGCATCAGTCTCAAGCCTTGGTGTAATGCCAAGGAGTACGAGTCTTGGATCAAGTGTGTCGGCATGTCTGGCACGTCCCTTGCCGGGGGTATTCCGGTACTTGATTCTTTTTACCGTTCTTTCATGCGCGCTGGCCGCGACGCCAAACCCCTCAAACTGAGCGACCCTACGCTCATCGGTGGGCTGTTCTGGCAGTCCAAGGGTATGCATCGACGCAACCTCTCCGTCTCAGAAGCGGCGAGGTACTCTTTCTGGAGAGCGTTTGATATCACACCCGATGAGCAGGTGGCGATTGAATCTGAGTACAATGCCACCACCCCATTTTACCAGGAAGTGCGGAAGGATTGGGAGTTTTTACCCACTCACGAGCACACCCTCTTAATGTGAGCCCCTTTGGGCATTTCCCGGTGGTCCCGGTTTAACAACACCACCCAGAAGGCCACTGGGTTAACAAATCAGCAATTGGGTTGGGAAGTGTAGAATGACCAAAACTGTGATCAGGTGTGCTCATCGTCGGGTGCACCTGTGACGCAAAACTTCAGTGCTAAGGGTTCGCCCGGAATGCCAAGAGACTGCACGGTCATGCGTTCTTGTAATGTTCTTCCTGATGTACAGTCCTGTTGTGGTGGCAGGATCCAATACACACCACAAACTATCATTCAAACTGTCTAACATTTATATTTATAATTCAACCGTCCACCTTTACGATGACGAAGAAAAGAACTACCAACGCCGCCAAGGCAATCAACAGGAAAAAGAACACGACCAAGGCTGTGGTCGTCCGTGCTCCAACTTCCATCTCTGCCAGGCAAAACACCCCGAATTCTGGCGTAAGGCAGGAGATCATGTTGACCGAAGTCAAGGCCGGGGACACGTCCTTCACCCTGCATTGCGGAAACATGCCGTGGTTGAAGGGGGTGGCTCCGTCCTACCAGAAGTGGAACCTCAAGAACGTCCGAGTTTGGTTCGAACCCCGGATGTCCACAGCGACAAACGGGACGGTCCAGATGTGTTTTCTGAGGGATTTCGCGGACGCTACCCCGAAGAGCGTAGACCAGATCTCAGCAGTCTACGGAGCATGTCGGGCGGCAGTGTGGGATCGACAGTCCCTAACCATTCCAGAGCGCGCAGCAATGGAATTCTGCTCCCTCTCAAGCTTTCAATCAATGGTCTCAACAGATCAAAACGCGAGAGCCCTGGGCAGGATAGCGGTGGTGGCTGATATGGACGCCGGGTTCAGCACCACCACCGTCGTGGGACGTGTTTACATGTCCTACACTCCTGTCTTGAGCGGCCCAACTGACCCTACTCTCCAGTAGGTCGTTGGTGACCCTTCCAACACCACACCGGTCGTTGTCACACCTACCAATCCTGACCCGGTGCCTTTACCGGACCCGGATCCTGGTACGGTGTACGCCCCGCTCACCGCCAAGTCTTCGTACTTCGGTGTGTGGGGCGACAACGATTTCTTAGGACTTGGTTACGACGCTCGTCTTACCACGAATTTTGGCTACACCCTTGGCGGTGGAGTCTCGGATTCTGGTTGGGTGCTTCGCAATGAGCACTCTCAATCGGCCATACACGTCTTCGTGGAGGTCATCGTAGATTGCGTCGGCTACCATGGGTTTTATTGGAAGAAGGGGGGTTACCTCACGTTGATTGAAAATCGTGTTATTGATTACCAGGTGGATCGTGTCGTGGCGGTTCTCTCCGCCACAGTGTTTCCCAATTCCTGGGTGGCGCTGTGGTACAACAGTGATGTCAACAGTGGCCCTACCACTCAACCCATAGGGTCACCACTCGAGTACTTTGTACGAGAGCAGTTTGGCAACGAGGATTTGTCTCAGGTTCAACCTACACATCCTCCGTATCGACACCGCATCACCCGTGATGTGGCTTCGGACGAGGCGTTGGTGAGCTACAACCCTATCTCTTTGCCCCCCAAAGGCTTAGTGGATTTGATCGCTGATCGGGGTGATGGTTTCATCTATCGTCTATACCACCAGCTGTTGAACAAGTTCAACCCTGGAGGTGGTTCTGGCTACTACACCGGGTGGCTCTTCGGCGATCCGGTCCGCGGCTCTTCAGCGCGGACGATGTACCAGGAGAGTGTCAATGGGAACGGCTATTTGTACTTGCCTGTGGCGAATCCTTCTTGGGATACCACATCGCACCCCATTCAGTTTGAGGTTCAAGGTGCCAACCTGCTCCTCAAGTCTGAAGGCGGAGCGTATCTCGCTTGGCCCACAAAGCCATGGGATGGCAGCGCGTACGATGGTGCCCTCCAATCGTTGGAAACTACGTATTCCACGAGTGTGAGTGATGCGATTGTTTGGCAAGTAGTGTTCAGGTGATGGCGTAATGTTATTTGAATTTCAGTTAATCTGGGGTTGTTCCCAGTCCCTACGGGGTAATTCCTCTTTTTAGTTGGTATAGGCGGCGCACAAAACTCCTGTGTAGAGTCAAAGTGGAGGTGTTGGTTCACACCAACATAGCAAGCTTTGAGGCCGGAAGCCTCCGTTCCGTCAGCTATTTAGTGGGACCTTTTCCAGGTATAGGCAAAAATATAGATTCGTGTGTCTAATCAGCACACATTCCCCGATCGCTTACCGGGAGGTGAGCGTGATTCCCCTTTGCCAGGGTTAACAGGCTCTGACACCCCTCCACAGAGTGGAGCAAAGCAGGTCCTCACACGCGAGTGTGGGGGGCGACCGTGGCTTTTCCAAACCGTTTTTCAATTGAGGTACAGCTAGACAGATCCTCAATGCC